GGGAACCAGCCTTGACTGGATCGGCAATCAGGATGATTTGACCGGGGCGGACTTGTTGACCCGCTTCCAAGCTCGATGCAAAGCTGACAACCTCTTTCTCATAACGTTCGGAGTACAGAAGCCAGCGCCCAATTCGATTTGCCTGCCCGCGACTGGTACAAGCGAATGCACTAATCTCCGTGCGAACAACGCCGTATTTATCAATCGCCTCAACGTCTTCCACCACCTCGAAAGCAGTGTCCCGTAGGGTCAGATCCAAGTAACTGACAACTACAACATTCGGGCGAGTTTTGAGGCTGGCGCCCGTATAGCTGAACCCTTCGGGTGTAACGTTCGCGTTAGTAAATAGGAACGCTGGGTCTTCTGGGCGATCCTGGGCAATGGTCATGCTGCCGCTGCTCCAAAAGCCTTGGCAGCGCATCACTGACAGCAGATCGTTAATCAGCTTGTACGCTTCCTCTGCAGTTTGAATCGTGGTGTTGCAGGAGAATCGCGCTTCCGTACCACCAAAACCGTCATCGACCAGCGTGTTTGCATACTTACTAGCAGCGAAAAATGCCCACTTATCAAGCTGCGCTGTATTGATGTGATCGCCTAATCCAAAGCGGGAGCTGGTCAGCAGGTCATACAAAATCCATGCTGGGCATGATGTCCAAGCAACACCCTGCTGGAACGTTCCATCCCAAACAAAATTGGTGGGGTAAATAATCCGCCCAGTATCAGAATCAACGGTGACGCCAGATGGGATTTGAACCTTGACGCCTTTGACGAGATAACTGCGCGAAGGGATGCTGCTGAATTGCTCCGCGTCAACTCGCAGACCAACTAAGGCGGTGTTGGGGTAAGCCAGTTTTGCCCAGATGATTTCGGTGTAGCTGGACCACGAAAACGCATTAGCCAGAAACGAATCTGTGCTGTCGCCTGTAATTCGGGTGACGCGAACATCAACTGTGTCGTTGGGGTTTGGACGTTCCAGTTCAATCAGATAGTCCTTGCGGTACTCGTCTGCAGTTCGCCCGGTAATCGTGTCGCTGACAACGGTGGTAAAACCTCCCGACACACCATCAGTCGTGTATTGAAGTGCAATCTCCAGTGCAACGCTGGTGCCAAGCGTGTCGCCACTGCCTGAGTCAATTCGTTGCAGGGAAGGGATTGAGATTGTGACGCGGACAGCATCAACATCAACGTCAGTGATGCTTCGAGTGATAGGGACCGCTTGAACGACAGTTAAGCCGACGGGGTTCTCGTCTTCAACGCCGGGTGTAAATGGGATGTGGTCCTGGTCCTGTGTGCCAGTGCGGGTATAAATCTCAACGTCTTCAAAGTTGTAGGTGCCGTTTGCGTTTTGCAGCGGCGTGTTATTTAAGTAGATGGACTTCAATCCATCAGCTAATCCCTCGATTTCGCCTTCGGAAATCAGGTCAATAACGTTGGCATATTGCCTTGAATCAAGGCTGTCGGGTGTTGTTGAAGGTGTGCGCGAGCTACCGCCACCGCCGCCTTTGCCGCCGCCACCACCTGCACCAGTAATTGCGGTCATGCTTTCACCTGCACCGTGTCAACACCGGCAGAGATAACAACGCTGCCAGTCAGAGTTTTACCGTAGACGACTGGAACAGGTACGCCTTGGCGGCTGGTTTGCTGAATGCCGCTGAAGCTGTATGACTTGCGTGGGTCGCTTTGGGTATCTACGCCTTGAGCAACTTTTGGGACGGGGCTAAGCAGCTGCGCGACGCCGCCTAAGACAAGAGCTGCGCCAAGTCCCACAAAGGCAGTGCCGACAGTACCAATACCAGCTAGACCGCCCAAAGTGACGCCAGCTGACGCGATCGCTCCAATGCCAAAACTAAGCGCAATAATTGCAACGCCAGCAAGGATCTTTCCTGTCGCACCACCTGCACCAACAACAACCGGCACAATCCTGACCTCTTCCTGACCTGCCGGGTAATGCAGCTCATCTAACGACAAGTCAAAATTGCCCGTGCTCACGCGGTAGTGCTGGTCCGCCATGTGCTGTTCCACGCCAGGGAAATTGGCGACCAGAAAACGCACCGCCTCAGCAGCCGTTGCAATATCTGCCTGCAGAACGCGCCTGCCGATAAACTCCGCCAACGGTCCGTAGAGCTTGATCTTACGGAGCATGGCGCAACCTCCTTCCCGTGCATTTTAGATACTGCCCGCCATATAAGTCACGGCTAGACAGGCGACTTTGTAAGTGGTGCAAAATCATCCCATCGCCCAGGTAAACCGCACAGTGATTCAAACCAGGCGATCCGATCGACATCAACAGCAGGTCCCCACGTTCCAAAGGCTCATCTTCCGATAAACAGCGGAAGCCCGTCGCTGCCCAGCAACCCTCAAACATTGGCGCCGTTAAAAACTGCTCAGGATTTGCAGGGCGGTCCCAATCCCGCAGTTGAATACCGTTTTCGGCGTACCAGTCACGCGCCAAAGTCCAGCAGTCCTGCACTGCCCACACCCACTGGCGACCAATTAACGGTGCCTTGTAACCACATGGGATGTACTCGCCCCAGGCTTGGGTTTTGGGGTTGACGATGTACCAGGGCAAGCCAAGCTTTTCGGCGGCAACCTTGTCGGCTTCGCTTGCGGCTGCTGGTGTGATCGGGTGGCTGTGGACGATGGCTGTAATCTCGCCAGCGTCTTCTGCGTCAGCGTAATCCTCAGGCGACAGGACAAACATCTGTTCAGGATGTGTTGCGAGGTTGGCGCACGCCCAAAACTTCTCGCGTCCTTTGACAATGACCAAAACCCCGCAAATCTCCTTGGGGTCATGCTGCTGCGCGTAAGCCAGTGCGGTATCGCGCCAGGTCATGCAAAGAATGTGCCGATGCCTGGGAAGCCGCCGTAGGGCAACTTAGCGTTATCGCCAAAACGTGCTTTGCAGCTGTCAACCTGCTTACCGCAAACGTCTTCGCTCGCGTTGTTAACAGGGTTGTTGTTTACGTCAAAGTAATTTGAGTCGATGTAGCTGCATTCCGCAGAGCGATACACCCACTGGCAACGGGTCACGCACTGACGCTTGGGTGCTCGAACACCAGCGAGGTCAAATACACTGGCAAGCTCGAACTCGATGATGTCTCGGGTTTCGGCTGATTTGCGGTCAACGTAGTAAATCTCACGTGGAAACTCGCTGTATGGATCCGCAGTCACCTCACCATCTAGGTATCTACCGAGTGTTCTGATTCGCGTAACCTTGGCACCCTCCAAGCCGTCGGGCAGCGTCAAAATCAACGCCGTCAACGTGCCCAGTACGTTCGATGCCCGAAGCGTTGGACGCGGCAAACTGCCCTGACCGTTCCACTCAAAACCGTCCGCTTCAATCGGAATGGCTTGATAATCCTGCCCCGCCCAGGTGATGTCGGTCAGGGATTGATTTACCCCAGAGTGGAAATAATACGTTTGATCGACGCCGTGCTGGGCAGCGTTTAGCTCCAGCTGGAACAGCTCGATAATTGCGCCGGGGGCAATCTCCTGTAGCTGGGATGTAAGGTCCGCCTCGCTGTCGCTGATCGTGTAACCAGCGTCCCAGTAGCCAGTTACGACGTAAGCCATGCGTTAAGCAATCACTGCTTTGATGACGGCAAAACCGATGACGATTGCCTGAGACAAAGAACCGCTAGTGATGTTGCGGACGTTAATGCTCGCAGAACCTGCAGCAGCTTGGGCGTTAAGCAGATAGGAGCCAGCCGTGCCACCGCTGACGTGGTTCAGCACCAGCAAGTCGGTTGCGGCGATTGTGCTGTTGGTCAGCGTAAAACTGACGGTCGTGTCAGCTGCGAGTGCCGAAGCGTTCATCGTAATCTGACCGCACTTCTTGTTAAGCGTGACGCCCGTACTCTTGCTAGTGGCTTGAGTGACGGCACCACCCTCGCCAGTGATGTAGCCAGCTTTGTCCGAGTTTAGGTTGGTGAAATTGGCGTCCAGCTCCGTGTGCGTAAGCGGGGTGCCTTTTCCAGCTCGGGTGACGATGGTGCTCATGGACAGTCTCCTATGACAGCAGTTTAGGGCTCAAAGACCTGCTGGAAAGTGGCTGATATCTCATTGATATCTGCATATTGATAGTTTCGCTGCCAACTCCTGCACACCCACTTGTAGCTGCTTGTATCGTTTAATGGCGTCCAATCAAAACTGGCGGCGTCTGCAGCGCGAGCATCAAAAAATGCCTCAATAGCGTTGGCATCTGAATTTGATTTTGCCGTCCACCGCAAATCCCAAACCTTAGGGTTTTGATTTAAGCCAAAAGTGACACGCTGTTGATAACCATCACCAAACTGAGTTGCACGAATATTTGGGTCCGATTTTCTGATGGCACCAAAGTCCGGTGTTGTGCCGCCTGTGCTGGTGCCCACAGTGGAATCATCAAAAGTAGCCATTATGCGAGCAAGCCTCCCGGACGCTTCTGCTTAATCAATTCTGCCTGCACTGCAGCCCCAATGGCACGGCCAAGTGCCGCTGAATTGGGTTGATCGCCTTGAACGCTGGTGCCTTTTGCATCGACGTTTACGACAACGTTGCCACCATCACCACCGCCCTTCATTTTGACAGGGATACTGCGGCCATCGGGCAGTGGTACGTAAGCCTCAGGAGTGCTGCCTTCACCGAAGACTGCCATTTGGGGGCTGTTCGCAATACCACCGCGTGCATAAGCCTTCAGGGGCATTGGACCGCGTGAAGTCATCACTCCGCCAGAAGCAAACAATTCGCTCAAGCCGGGTATCGCTTTTAAGCCAGCCTTGATTCCAAAATTAAGAAGTAAACGAGCGGTTTGAAGTAAGACATCAGAAAGAACATCACGCAACGATTTGGCGCTGTCAATGATTGACATAAAAGCATCTGCAATACCGGTTTGTATTGTCTGACCAATCGACTTCATCAACTGAGCAGATTCAGTTGACTTGGCATTGATCTGATCAAATGCTTCATTAATTCGAACAAGTTGGTCTTCTGTTAACTGATTATTGCCCTTTGTAAGATCAGCAATAAATTGCTTCCTGCGAATTTCGAGTGCTTCTTTTTTGTCAATAATTCCAGCTTCAATTTCAAGGTTTTGAATCCCCTTCTTGATTTTATCATTGCGTTTTTGCTCCTTATCAATCAAGCCCACAATGTCTTCTCCCATTTTTTGCCCAAGCTTCATGGATCGTTCATTGAGTTTTGTAGCAGCAGCGTTGAGTGCAACTCTTTTCCTTTCAGGCTTGAGTTTGCTTTCGTTGATTTTTAAAATTTCGGCATCATATTCAAGCTGAATTTTTTTGATTGGATTCAGCTCGTTTTGTGCAGCAATAAGAGCGTTTGCCAGCGCTACCGAATAATCAGCTTGCCCTTTTCCGGTTTTGCCTTTGGTTTTGTCTGCATCGTCCAGTGCAGTTGGCAATGTTTCTTGTCCCAATCCAGTGCCAAATTTTGTCGGTCTGGCTGGACCAAATAAATCTTCAACCGAATATTTACCAGGAGCTCTCATAATGCCAGCTATTCCCTGGTAAATCAGTCCCTGCTTGAATTGATCGCCAACTTTTTGCAATACAGCTAAAGCTGCAGGAGCTATTACTTTGATAATAGTGATAACAGGTCTAAAAACTTGCATCATAGAATCAGCAACGCTCTTGCCAATTTTCGCCGCCATTTCACCTATTTTTATGAAATTATTAACCGTATCTGTAATAAATTGTTTTATAGTTTGACTGTTTTTGTTGAACCAGTTCACAAACTGCGTTGTATTATCTTGTAATTTGGCTCCAAGATTTTGAAAGAAAAATCCGTAATTATCCTGAGCATCACGCAGAGCAACTTGCAAGCGCTTGCCTGCGTTCTCCGGAGCGGTAGCCAAAATTTCCGCAGATTGTCCGTAGCGATTTAAAAGCTCTTCAGAAAATGTCAGAAAATCTTCAAGACTGACCTCTCCATCTTCAAGAGCTTTATCTAATTCAGTCGGAGTTTTTCCAATTGATTGGGCAAATATCGTAAAAGCACCGGGCAAGCGTTCACCAATCTGCTGGCGAAGTTCTTCAGCGCTTACCTTGCCCTTGGAGAAAACTTGACTCGTTGCAACTAGGGCTGAATTTAAATCTTCAGAGCTGCCACCTGTTGCAGTAATTGCAGCGGCAACACCGTTAAATACCTTAGTGGTATCTTCAGTAGTTAAACCTGCGCCTTTTACGCTTGCCTTTAAACGGGTATATTGCTTTGTCGCCGAATCAATAGGCAATAAGAATTTTTTTGTGGCATCTGTAATTGCTTGCGTGCTTTTTTCGTAATCATTTAGGTCATTGCTAACGCCCGCAAGAGCGATCCTAAAACGATTGATATCAGATACATCTTCAGCAATTCCAGCAGTTGCCCTCCTTGCTGGAGCGACAACCATGCTGCCAATTGCCGCACCCGCCAAAGGAGCGCCAAACATTGCTCCAACACCGGCACCCACAAGCGCTTCTGGACCAAGTAATCCTGCAGAACCAATTGCGGCTAAAGCCCCACCTCTACCGCCGCCACCACGCCGTCCCTGAGCCTTTGCAGCAGCCTGTTCAAAACGCTGGGCTTCCCTTGTCGCTTCCCTAAATTCTTTGCTAGTGATATCAACGCTGTTTGCTAACTCCCGCCACGCACGTGCATAATCATTCAGACCATTGATGCTTTTTGTTCTTATCTGACTATCTGTTTGCTTAAGAGTTGAAGAAAGATCTTTAAATTTTGCACTAGTTAACGTTGAACGCTGCGCAACATCATTCAGCTTTGCGCTGAGCTGATTCAGCACAACAT